GGCTTGCATTCCATGGCGCATATCCTGGTGTCCGAGGGTGCCAGAGCCGAGACCAAGAATAACAGCCTGTGTATTCGATGAAGTAACAACATCGGCCAAGTGACGATCAAACGTCTCTCCTAGCCAGTAGGTCCTTGTGCTTGAGGCAATATTGCTGTTCGTAAGAGTTGGGTTGGTGTTAAATACTTTCCGAATATATTTTGAAGACGCTCTGTTAAAGTTAAATACAGTAGTTACCTGGTTGGCATTGCTGCTATTTTTGATGAGCACCTTGTATTCATTATTAGATGCCATGCTTCGGATGAACATGGCGGTGCCGGTGTTCTCGTTTGATAGGCTGACGGTGCCGGCCGCTCCAGATACATAGCTCGTACCAGAAAGCTCAATCGAACCTTCGGTTAAATAAAAGACTGCCGCTAATGCACCAGACATCACAGTCTCCGCGCTAGCAGAGTTTGCAATAAAGAGACCGAAAGCTCCACCATTGCTAGTGACAGCAACATTGTGTGCAGCGGTATCCCAGCCTGCCTTGCCTCCGTGCTGACCTTGGCTGATGGCTCCTGCGGCGCTATTTTGAGTGCCCAGTAATCTAACGAACGTTAGTGGGCTATTGTTTCGAAGCCAGGCTTGTGCGGCATATGCGGCGTAGGTTGGCGCCATTGTGTTGCCATCTCTCCAGACATCTTCTCCTTGACCGCCTGGAATTGGGTTGCCGAAAACGTCGATAAATTCTGAGAAAGAATCAACCTTTACCGGCACCATCGCAGGCCCTCGACGGGCCCTACCTATAACAACCGGCCCGATCTGTTCGGGAACACGGGGCAATTGCGAATTATCAATTTCGTTAATAAATATACCCGGTGATACAAACTTAAACTTCTTTACTGACATTCTTTGTTTCTCCTATGGTCTTCAAATTTAATTCGGAGGCGCTTTATAGCCCAACACTATTTCTCTAGTAAGTAGTTTAGAAAAATCCTAAACTCCAAACTATTCTCTATATTTCGCCCTCTTGACATCGATGTGCTCTGGCATATCTCCGACCATTGTGCGCTCCCTTTTGAACTTTAAATCAACAGCGTTTTCACGAATAACAATTTTTGGCCTTTCTTCGTTCTTGTCGCCGCCAATTATATAACCAAGAACATTTATATCAATTTTCATATTATAGGTGCGCTCATTTTCTTCCATGTTCGTAACATTGTTTTCTTGGGCAAATTCTTGCTGTATAAATGCTTCATATTTATGTCCATCTCTTGAAATTCCGAAATAGTTTAGGCCGCCAGTGCGAGTCGCGAATGGCGTCATTATGTCATTCATCTGTTGTAAATATTCTGTCCTGATGTTCAAACTATATGTGATGTCCAAATAAACTGGTATGGGTATGGATATTGTTTCATATACAACTCTACTATTATTTTTTCTTGTTCGAAAGTTAATCTGTCCATGGCCAACACTCATCTTCCGACTGCGCTTGCGAGCAGACGCTGCATTTGCAAACGCTGCAGTCTTATCTTGTTGAATCCTTTTAGCTATTATAATTGATCCGCCTTTCTCATCATCGATAGGTGGAATGCCTGCCTGAATGACCCCTTTCCTCTCTGGATTTTTTACAATATTGCTTCTTTCAATGGTAATCAAGGGCAATTTAAGTAAGCCCTTTGAATCGCGGAGGTCCTTGTTATCTTTAATTTGAAATGCCCTTTCTGCGGAAACCCAAATAATTGGTACTTTCTTCCATCCCTTGTTTGAGTTTGAGTGTATATTTAATTTTTCGTCCAGCCAATCGTGTAAAGCATAATCGATTGTTTCAATAGTCGAGGGCATCAATATTTCTTCTTTTATAATGCTCGGATCTGATACTTTTGTATATTTAGGTGGCATCGAATAATCCCTCGCGTGCTCTAATGCACTTAGCTGATACTTCCATCTTGTGATCGGCTTGTCCAAATATTTGTTTGGGCTCATCAAGCGCCACAATTTCATAATAATTGCTACCATATAGAACGAAATCGCCCTCTCTAACATATAAGTTTTGATCTTCTGTTAAGCGCCTCTTGTGAAAGTGCACAACTATTGAAGTATCTTTATCCATACCAATATTTTGGCTATATGCAGTTTTCAAACCTTCCCATTCTACCAACGCGTAAACACGAACTGGAGGTAAAAACGTTTTTTCAATCGCCTCGCCATAGATTGGATGAAAGTTTGTTCGGTCTATATCTATTGGATAGTAAACAACTTGTTGGCCCACAACTCTTTCAATAAGCTCATCGTTAACTTGTTTAACTAAATTACGCTCTTTCTCTCCAAAGAACATCGGAGGTGGCGGATTATCGGGTTGGTTCCATTCATCGGACATTTCCTATCACCCCACAAAGATGCCCATTGGCACCTTGTTAAGAACTGTATCAGTATTATCAACTATCTTCGCAGTATCTTCTGCCAGGGCACTATATCTCATTTCATCTAGAACCGTCTTAAGCTCCTCTCTTAAGGCGTCTTGTTCGGCCTTTGCTTGGCCTAACAACTGTTCTGAATTTAACGTTACCGATTCTCCTGGAATGGGAATTGCGCCAAACTTGCCTCTAATTTGTCCAAGCGTTTCTTTTATTAAAGCAAGGGAAAATCTTCTAATCCACTGCTTACCTATGCTATTGATATTCTCATACGGAACATTTTCAAACGGCAGGGTATTCATATTATTAACACCGTTAACCCCAGTCTGCCTGTCGCTCGTATCATCCCAAGCATCTTCTTTAACAGTAAACCGAACCCAGAATTTACTTGGCGAAGCTCCTCTCGGAACTGGATAAATCCTTAATTTATTGTTCATAATTTCATATGAAAAGTGAGAGTTCCTAGTATAAATTGAATCTTCAAAAGCTGATGCTTGAAGTTTGTTTTGCCAAGCTGGAATTACTTCCCATGTTGAATCATCGGCCCACTGTCCATAATTTGATAAGTTGCCAATAACGTTTAAGCCGCCATAATATCCATAAAACCTCCATACGGCATTTGGTGTTTTATAAAAAACGTTTCTGATTGTGACCTTCTTGTCTCCAATCTTTTTACTTCCCAAATTAGAGTCTGAATAAGGATAGCTTGAAGTTTGCGCAGCTGATGAAGAGATTATTGTTTGTAAATCGTAATCTTGTACATCTGTGGTCGTTTCAAAAGATGCTGAATATATTTGTGAAGTTCCGCCTAGGCCGGCCTCAGTGGATAATGCTTCCGCGACTCTGTGCCCATACTCAAAATTAAATTTCGGATATTTAAGAGCAATGTTAGATCCAGATAAACCATCGCCAGATTTGAGGGAGCCATCATGATCAAATGTGCCCGTTGTGTTTCCAAGAACATTGGCTAAAACATTTTTAGATTGATGTACATTAACAATATATGAATATTCCAAAACTGCCTCTTCATACGCAGCATAAACATTGTCGGATTTAAGCTCAATATCCAGTACATCTCCCCCAAGTTTTTTATATGCATATGCAACTTGGTCTACTGCACCTGAAAGAAAATCTGTATTGCTTGAATAAATTCCAAAAGGTAACGCGGATGAAACATCACCATATGTGCCAGTAGCGGGTAATGCAATTACGCTAGTCTTTGATGAAGGTGTTAGTTTTGGAACAGCCATTTAATGTCCTCCATCTTAAATAGTTCTTTTCCCTCTTAAACGCTCTCAAAGTATATAAAAGAAAAGGCCCCACCTCGTAATAAGGTGGAGCCCCTCTTATTTAATCTTCAGTTGAAGATTTTACACCAAATCGGTAACAATAACCAATCCGTACATATCAGGACGGACCATCTTCTTGGCGTATCTAGTCATCACGCCCTTGCGGGGCACGAAGTCTTCAACACCGAAAATGGTGGGAGTGACCTGTAGTGGCACATATGGTGAGTACACGTAACCGCTCTCTAAGAAGCTGTTACCTCTACGTCCAACCAAAACCACATTACGCGGGAAGTAGGGGTTAACCCAGACATCCCACTTCTTACTCAGACTACCCACATTGACCGCTCCAACGGTACCCTTGTTGTCATCACCGGTTATGTTTGCACGGAAACCCGCGGTGAACTCAAGAATATTAGCGACTTCAGGTCCCATGACCAGGAAGTTCGCGCCGCCTCGCAGCGTCTTGCGGTGGATCTGGGCAGAAATGTCGTTGATGGTTTCAACGAGAGTTTCATACCACTCACTAACCGTACCAGTGAAGTCGGGAGTTGCCGTAGCCGCTCCAACCTCTCTACCAGTCTTCCGATAAACGAATTTACCAGCATGACGGCTCCAGTAGTACGTACCAGCACTTGCCAGCTTGACGAGATCCTCTAGGATCTCTTGGTCAATCTCTAGAGCAATCTGCTCAGAAAGAATACTAGTAAGCTCAACCTCTGCATCGAGATTGTGATAAGCATTCAAGTCTTGACCAAGCTCTGGGCTCCACTTAGCCTTAAGCTTCTTCGTCATCGCAGTGACAGACACGCTGTCAACCTTGATGTCGATCTCGGGAATCTGTTGATTAGTCTCAAGACCCCAAGTATCCTCGCCAACAACCGCTCCTAGAGCAGCATTCGAGCCGGCAGCAGGAGTTCCACTAAAGGGATCCATAACCGGGAACGAAGCCCCTGAAAGGTTGTTACCGGCAGCGGCCGGAGTGCAAAGCGAAGACGAAAGCTGCGCTAGCGTCTCACTACCACTAGCGGCAAGAACGAATAACAGCCGGGTGCTATCGTTAGGATCGCGACGAGTTAGCCGTCGAACCTGAACACCAACACCTGTGCCTAGGCCTTTGTGGACCGAGCCAACAGCGTGGGTGCGACTTAAGTCATCACCCGTAGTGCCTAGCTTGATGCCAACGAGGTTCTCAACGTTCAGCGGCTTGCCGCTGACCCCCTCGAAATCGCTAGCAACAGTCGAAATGACAGCACAGTTAGTACCGGAAAGATCCGGGTCATACTGAATAAGTCTATCCCCCAAGCTTGCGAGCGTTGCGTGGGCTGCACCAAGGTACGCACCAGCGTGACCCCAAGCGGTGCCACCACCAGCATCTGCGCCACCAGAACCAGTGACCACATATACATCAGTCTCGTTGTTCCAGTCAATGGTTACACTAGCAGTTGCATGTGAATAACCATTATTTAGGTTGTAGAAGCTCTTTTCGGCACCAAGGCCGGTGAGAGAGACACCACCTGTAATTTCCTGACCAACCCGGTTACCACCAAAGAGCGAATCTTGCTTATCAGCGCCCAATCGGCTATTGGTATGTTGGAAGTCCAGGAAGAAAATGAGACCACTAGGTAGACTCATGGGCTGAACGGATACAATCTCGTTAGCCACTAGCCCGCCGAATACACGACGAACAATGGGAAAAGCGACAGAAGCGAAACCTTCAACGTCGCCTGCGGCCATAGTAGAAGCCTCACGGAGAAGCTCTTTGGCCTGGTTTTCCAGAAGACGCGCCATGCTCTCGCGAGCCTGGTCATCACCGATACCTTCCAAAAGTCCAGTCTTTTCCCACTTGCTTAGTAGGGCGTTACCTTCTTTTGATAGATCACGATTAATGATGCCTTCTGTTAATTTTTCTAATACAGACATTTTTGTTTTTACCTCCTTTTAAGTTTTATTATTTAACAAGTCCCGCCAAAACCTTCATTCGGTTATAAGCAGGGTCTGCCTTGCCGGTATCAGAATTTCTACGGCCTGATACCATTAGTGAGGAACTCTTAGTTACAGCTTCGCTCAGTGATTTTGGTCTTCTTCTGGAAGAAGTAGATCCCACCGTGCTTTGAAGCGTTTCATAAATAACTTTCGCTTCCTCAATTGTTCCGGCCTTTGTAATAGCTTCGACAAGTCTATCCTTTTGTCGCTCATTCAAGGAGGTATTGGTCAAAATCCGGTTTGTATAAAGTAACCTCGCGTTAGAAAGGTTAACTTTATCTAGATGTTCTTTAAGTGACACAATTGTGTCTTTGTATTTTTTGTTATTCTCGGAAACCTTTTGTAAATCAGTCTCCAATTTTGCAATTTGCTCAGCCAATTCATTATCTTCTGCTTCCTTTTCCTCAGCAGCGTCTTCTGCAATTGCTGCAACATCGCGTTGATAATTCAATTCAGTTTCAGATTTCTCAAGCCAACCAGACGAAGCTGGCTCCATGTCAATAGAAAGATCCTCGGCTAATTTATTTAAAAGCTCTGCCAACTCATCTTTCTCTAATTCAGCCTCTTCATCTTCTTGTACGATCTCGGCGTCCTCAGAGGAGTTTTCTTCCGCATCTTCGTCTTCGCGAATACGATCAGCGTGCATGCGATTCTTTCCGACATCTCGATCTTCGTTGCCAGATCTTGCAGCTGCGCCGCCTTCCTGCAGGGCCATTTCCCCCGCAATTGCTTCTCTGTCCATCATATCGCTTGGCATAGCTTCTCCTTTTTCTGCATCGATTTGTGCAGCTAGTGCATCAAAATCAATTTCAATTTCTTCGTCTTCATCCGGACAGGGGCAAAGATCTTCGCCTTCCATGGCCGCATCTGGTAACTGGTCGACAAACTCGCTTGGGGGCTCCACTTCTTCGCCGCCAACATCAGCAAATCCTTCTAATTCATCTTCTGGCTGCTCTAAAAGTGATTGAACTACTTCTTTGATTTCATTGGAGTATTTTTCAATAACCAAATTTTCCGCATTCTTTAATGCGGCTTCTTTAAGAGCGGTAGCATCAATAATGGCTTGCTCAAGCATCTGCGACATAATTTTCTCCTAATTGTAAAATCTTATACGTCAAGAATAAATAGTATCGAAAACATTGAAAAGACTGCTTAATATCCATAAAGTTAGTTCGCATTATTCTTCCTGCGCCTCGTATGCGGTAAACAGGACCCATTGGGCGCCGTCGCATATTAAGCCAACTGTTGCACCGCCATGCGTCATCGTATAACCTAAGCCATGATTGACCAGTTCGTCATTATCACCATCAATAACAAGGTGGCTATCATTATTAGACATATTCGCAAAATGATACATCCTACCAGTCTTCCCAGAAACCGCAGGAAGTGATGCCGTGGCTGCGCTGGTGCCTTCAAATATGATGAAGAAGTGGTTATCGCCCACATCGATATCCACGCTTGTTGCGGTAACTGCAGCTGACTGGGCTTTTTGAGCGTTAAACGTTCCGTGTACAAGGGAGGAGCCAGTAACAGTCATTCCAGCTTGAATTGCTAGAGTTTGAGCCTGAACGGCGGCGGATCCTGTAACATTTTGTTGCACTGTTAAACTTTGAGCAGAAAGTCCTCCAGCACCAGACATAGCAGTTGAAATGCTGAATGAGTCCGCGGTAATAGTGCCAGAAACGTTTAGCGCACCAGATACAAAAGCTGCTTTTTGAACTAGTAGGGTTCCGGTCAAATCTATACTGCTGTCGCAAACTATGCCGCCAACAACAGATAAACCGGCTGCGCCGCTGATTTGGCCATCTGTTGTTAAAGTTTGAGCAGAAAGTCCTCCAGCACCAGACATAGCAGTTAGAGATAATAATGATGTGGCTGTAGCAGCACCGGAAACATTTAGAGCACCAGATACAAAAGCTGCCTTTTGAACCAACAAGGTACCCGTCATATCTATATTGTTTGAAATAATCAATCCACCAACGAAAATGCCCCCGACCGAAGAAGACAGGGTGCTGCCGTCAAATAGAAGATTTGCTTCACCATTAATGGTGTCGCTATCAACTGATGTTAAGATCCTATTATTTCCGTTATTATTATAATTTGCTACCGCTCCGCCGCCTCCTCCTCCAGCAAGCAAGTTTGTTGCTGAGCCGCCATCGGTCTTGAAATACAGGACATCGCTAGTAACATATATAGCGCCATAGCCACTAGCCGGCGTTGCTGCTGCGCCTCCATCTGCTAACAATATCCCTTTAGAAGTAAGAGCGCCGGATACATTTAATGCTCCAGATACAAAGCCCGCCTTTTGGACCAATAAAGTTCCTGACATATCAATGTTACTGTCGCCAACTATGCCACCAACAACAGATAAACCGGCTGAGCCACTGATTTGTCCATCTGTTGTTAAAGTTTGAGCAGAAGCTCCTCCAGCGCCAGACATAGCAGTTAAAGAGATTAATGATGTGACTGTGGCAGCACCGGTAACGTTTAGAGCGCCAGAAACAAAAGCTGCGCCTGAAAGTTCAAGATCGCCACTGAAACTAGCTGGGCCGGCAATCATTAAACCAGCAGAGCTAGAAATAGTGCCAACAACAGATAATGGAGCGGTGGGTGTGTTCGTGCGGATCCCGACACGACCAGAGCCCGTTGCAAAAAGAACTGAGCCAAGGGCTTTTCCGTCGACTTCAAATAACTTTTCGCCGGCTAGTGATTCAGTTGAAGATGAAACGTGGAGGAGAGACTGAGGGGAGGCGGTGCCAATGCCAAATTGTCCGTTGCTATCTAGGGTCGCTTTGGTGCTATTATTAATCCGGAAATACATGTCCTGACCGCTAGCCCCATTCAGGATAGTCAGGCCAGCAGCACTCTGATACAACGCATAAGCCGAGCCCTGCAGATCCCTGTGACCGAACGTTGCTGCGTCTGAATTGAAGCCGTTATAGCCAACGAAGGCGCGCCCAATTATAGCAGTCACATCTTTATCTGGAAAAACCTCTAACACTTGCGTAGGAGTACTTGTGCCAATACCGACACCTCCGGAGAGAGCCGCGGTGTTTTGGGCGCTGCCAGGACCGGAACCAGTAACAAACAGGAGGGCCGCGGGCGATGGGGAGGCGCTTCCACTTTGGGTACCCCCATCAACTCTGAATAGTGCTCCGTCGCCAGAAGAAGAAACATGGAGGAGGGACTGGGCGCTAGTTGTTCCAATGCCAAATTGTCCGTTGCTATCAAGAGTAGCCTTTACTACGGCACCAATCCTGAAATACATATCTTGTCCCGCAACGGAGCTTAAACTTAGATCCCCATTTGGGCCAATTAAGATGTTATATGTCAAGTGTTTGCCGGAGCCATGATGTTCTTGAGAACTATGCCCTATAAACCCGTAGTCCGTCGAGTTGGGCCACGCACCTAATTCAAGGCGTCCCATTCTTACGGTAGAAGCAGATACTGGAATATCAAGAGCAAAACTAGAACCTGGCGTGTTCGTCCCGATGCCGACTTGGCCGGAACCGGTTACAAAGAGAACCGTTCCGAGATCCTTAGAATCAATTTGTAAGAGAGACCCGGTAATTACGTCATTGGATGAGGAGACATGCAGGAGGGCTGTGGGCGACTGGGTGCCGATACCTAGGGAGCCACTCTTATCAAGAGTCATGCGTATACCTGATTCGTTGGTCGTCAAAGATGTTCCAAATTGGAGTTTCGTGCCCCAGGTGGCGTCGAGCGCATCGGTGATAAACGACTCGGCGCGCCCGTCATAGTGTTTAAGATAAATGCCTGTGCTATCTCCGTTGGCGCCACCTCTATTGAACAGAACGAATCCCTCGTTCATCTCATTGTCAGCGGCGGAGATCTCGAACAGAGACCCCGGAGTCGACGTGCCAATCCCTACACGGCCAGAACCGGTTACAAAGAGAACCGTTCCGTTCGTCGCGCCGTCGACCTGCAGAAGCGCTGCGTCACCCGAAGAGGAAACGTGCAGCGTTGCTGCTGGTGTGCCCGAGGAGCCGATAGACACACTGCTTGTGGTGGCAGCCTGAGTTCCATTAATCTCTGTGAAGATACCTCCGCCACCGCCGGCGGCAATGCCTGTGAGATTCGATCCGTCACCATAGAACTGACTAGCCGAAATATTCAGAGAAGCCGAAATGTTACCGTTGACCGCAAGTTCGTGGTCGGGTGTTGCTGTGCCAATTCCGACCCTACCAGAGCCTGTTACAAAGAGAACCGTACCGCTGCCGCTGCCGTCGACCTGCAGCAGCGCTTCATCTCCAGAGGATGAAACATGGAGGAGAGAGTTCGGTGTCCAGTCAGCGCCGGCCAGAGGGCCAATACCAAAGTTGCCATTCGAATCAATCGCGGCTTTGACAAGGCCGTTGATCCTGAAATACAAATCGGCATTGCCGTAGACGGAGTATGAATTGAGGCTTGTCGTGCCGTTGACGTTCTGTGAGAGCGCATATGTGGTGGTACCATGTTTCAGTGCCGCATGACCAACATAACAATACCCGACATTATTATAGACTCGGTAGGAAGGTAGGCAGCCGAGTTCCAAATTGCCGATCCGGGCGTTTTGTATATTATATCCCGT